AGTGCGGGGTGTACCACCTGGCGGCGTACGGGGGCGCACTCGCGGAATGAAGCGCGGGTGGCTCGACCAGGAGCTCAGCTTCAGCCAAGCGGCGGCCGAGTTGCAGCGCGAGGGTGATCCCATCGGTCGGAAGCTGCGCAACCTGGTGATCGCCCGAGAGCGGGAGACCGGCAAGCGGATAGCGATCCGGCTCGGCGGAACCAAGGAGCCAAAGCTACGGGTCACGATCGGATCGCTGTACCGACACCTTCCTGAGTTGCGTCCGGCGCGCATCGACGACCTCGCCCGCCTTGTCCGCCCAATGTTGGAAAGGCAGGAGGAGCGACTTACCACGCGGACAGAAAACCTGATCCGCGAGAAAGTCGATCGAGACGTTCTGCCCCGTGTCGAAAAGGTCGAAAAGAGGCTCGAATTAATGGATCGGTGCATCCGTGGCCTCGATGCGCTTGAGCGCGAGAACTTGCAAGAACTGACCGGAACCGACCACCCCAGGCCGTCTCGGTGACAACGCTCGTTTCCGGAGTCCAACCCGATGCCCTGACCACTCCCGCGCGCCCGAAGAGCCCACGAGACGCACCAGCCGGCAGAACGAACCCGGGCTCGCACCGAGACGACGCAACCGAACGCCATACGCGAAAGGCCGAAAACGGGACGTCCCAATTCGCCCGCAAGAAGTATGGCCAAGTGCTGAGGGGCACACATGCAACGACACGAAACCAGCCATGACGCTGGGACGCAGGCCGCTGACGCCGAGGCCGCAAGGCTGATCCTGGCAGTCATGGCCGAGCCGCCCAAGCCGCCGGTTCCCAGGCCGCTCAGCAGGCTGCAGCGGGAGGTTGCGCAAGACTTTCTGGATGTGCGCAGGCAGTGGGCGAGGCGATGACGGCCCGATCGTATGGCCACTAAACGAAAGCCCGGTGCCAAAAAGGGCGGGATCCAGCGCTCACCGAAGCAGAAGGCAAAGGACCTCGCAATCGCGCTCCGGCGTGTTGAGGCCTGCCGGCTGAGGCTCGAGGGCTACACCCAGCGCGAGATTGCCGAGAAGCTCGGGGTGAGTCCGGGAACGGCACACGCCGACCTCGACGCAATCTTCCTGGCCGCCCGCGAGGACGCGATTGCCTACGTCGAGCGCGAGAAGGCCATCAGCGTCGGCCGCCTTGAACGCGCTGTCAAAGCCATCTTCCCGAAGGTCGACAAGGGCGATCTCGAAGCCGTCCGAACGTTGACCGCGGTCGAAGCCCAACGCGGAAAGACGATCGGCTTCCACGCCGCCGACAAGATTGAACACACGGGCGCTGCCGGCGCGCCCATTGCGGTAGATGCTCGCTCAAGCCTCCTCGAACGCCTCGCTGGCCTTGTCGCTGGCGAGTCTGCCGGAGCCACGGCGCAGGGCGATTCTGGCCCAGCTGACCCCAGCGGAAGCGGAAGCGCTTGAATGGGAATGGGGGTTCTGGGCGCGGCCGAAGCAGCGCACGCCCGAGGGTGACTGGAACACTTGGCTCATCGTGGCCGGGCGCGGATTCGGCAAGACCCGTGTCGGCGCCGAGGGTGTGCTCGAGGCGCAGCGTCGCGGCGCCATGAACATCGCGCTCATCGGCGAGACCGTTGCGGACACGCGAAAGGTCATGGTCGAGGGGAAGCTGAGCGGCATCCTCGCCTGCTCGCCGCCCTGGAACCGACCGAAGTATTTACCGTCACAGCGGCTACTCAGGTGGCCGAACGGGGCAATCGCGACGACATATTCGGCGGAAGAGCCGGATCAGTTGCGTGGCCCACAACACGATTTTGCCTGGGGCGATGAGGTAGCAAAATGGCGCTACCGCGACACCTGGGATCAGCTGCAGTTCGGGCTCCGTCTTGGATCGAATCCACGAACGATCGCAACGACGACACCGCGCCCGACGCCGCTCATGAAAGAGCTACTGGCGGACAAAGGCACCGTCGTCACTCGCGGATCGACGTACGAGAATCGGGCGAACCTCGCGCCGAAGTTCCTCGCCAAGATTCGGCAGAAGTACGAGGGCACGCGGCTCGGCCGTCAAGAGCTGCACGCTGAGATCTTGGACGACGCACCGGGAGCACTCTGGCGCCGAGTCGAGATGCTCGAGCCGCATCGGGTCTCGAAGCATCCGCAACTCAAGCGGATCGTAGTAGCGGTCGACCCCTCGGTCAGTTCGACGTCGGCGACGGCCGAAACCGGGATCGTAGTTGCCGGCCTTGGTGACGACGGTCACGCATACGTTCTCGAAGACGGCACCCTCGAGCACCCGACTCCGAACGAGTGGGGTTCGCAAGTCGTCTCGCTCTTCAGCAAGCATGAAGCGGATCGCGTCGTCGGCGAAGTGAACAACGGCGGCGATCTCGTCGAGAGCAACGTACTCACGGTTGCGCGCGACAAGAAGATCACCGTCGCGTTCAAGCAGGTCCGAGCGTCACGCGGTAAAGCTGTTCGAGCTGAGCCGATCGCGGGCCTCTACGAACAAGGGCGAGTCCACCACGTGGGCTACTTCCCGATGCTCGAGGATGAGCTCTGCGGTTGGGAGCCAGGCGTCAGCGAAGAGAGTCCGAACCGACTCGACGCGCTGGTGTGGGCGATCACTGAGTTGATGCTCGGCGGCGAGGTGATCCCGAATGCCTACAGTCAGGCGCGTGGGTATCGAGCTGGGATGCCGCGGGCGCGGGACTAACCTACCTTGAGCGACTTCACCAGCTGGCCGAAGCTAATGAATTGCTCCGGGTCGCAGTGATGTAGAAACGCTGGCTCGCGATCGTCATCGTCGCCGAACGGGAATTCGCCGTCGCTCCACACCCACACATCGAAGCAATCGTTCAGCGTCGCGTCGATCAGGCACTGCGATCCATACCCGCCCATCTGCGGATAGTGAGCGGCGACAAGTCGACGCCCTTCGAATTCAATCACGGTATTGGCTGAACACTGCTCGATGGTCGGCCGAGGCGGTGCGCCACCCGGCGAAGCTGGATCGGGCGCAGACTCACCGACGCTCGACATGCGAACGACGACACCGGTCAGCGTGAGCGAATCCACGACACCAATCTCGATGCGATCCCGGCCCGGCTCGGCATGCACCAACCCGCTGCTCTTGTCGGCGTAGACCGGAATCAGCTGGCCCGGCGATGGCGTCGCGAAGTCGCTCGGCTTTGCCGGAAACTCGAACAGCCCGCCGTACGAGATCACTTTGACCATGGGTCGAGAGTAGCACCCGATGCCCTGGCACCAAATCGGCGAAACGGCGCGGTGCGCTGGGCGAACTGAAGGGCCGTTCTCCAAACGGTTCAACCGTCCTCGGATGCTCCGCTGCAAGACGGTGCTCTGGGTCGGCTCCTGGTTTTTCCTGCACGAGTCCAAACCGTACTGCGACGCCTGCGCGCGCGATCCGAAACAAGACGTGAATGCAAGCCCGCGACATCGTAGCCCGAGCGATCACGCAGTGGTCCGTGGGAATCAAACCCACGTGGCGCATCGGCGAAGTTCGCGCGGCGCTCCGCCAGCACGCTGACGGCGACTTTTCGCTTTCGGCGCAGCTTGTCGATACGATGGGTGAGGACGATATCCTCCCCGCGCTCGACGAGAAGCGGGTCGACGCGGTGCTCGGCTCGGACTTCGAGCTATGTCCGGTCGAGGAACCGAACCGACAACTCTCAAAGAGGATCTGCGATCGGTTCGAGCCGCTCTGGTGGGACATGTTCCCCGAGAGCGAGCTCGGCGAGCTGTTCCGCTGGTACCGCTGGCTCGGCGTCAGCGTTGGTGTGCTCGACTGGGAGCGCACTGGCACGAGCTGGACTCCGCACCTTCGGGTGCTGCATCCGCAGTTCCTGCGCTGGGACCCGTTTCGCAAAAAGTTCATCTACTCTGCTCAAGAGGGCGAGTTCGAAGTCAACCCCGGCGACGGGCGGTGGGTGCTACTCACCGACGGCCAACGCGGCTGGATGCGCGGTCTCGTTCGGCCCTGCGCGGTTGACTGGATCGCCAAGCAGCTCACAATCCGGGACTGGAACCGTTACAACGAACGGCACGGCCTGCCGATCATCAAGGCGTTCGCGCCGGCCATTGCTGAAGAGCCGGACCAGGAGCAATTCTGGGAAGACGTCAAAGCGATCCAATCCGAGGTGGTGGCGCAGCTGCCCTCACATCTCGACGACAAGGGCGCCAAGTTTGATCTCGAGCTACTCGAAGCAAAAGACAACAGCTTCGCATCGTTCGAGAAGATGCTCGATCGCATCGATCGCCGCTTCATGATCCTCTGGCTCGGATCGAACCTGAGCACCGAGATCACGACGCAGGGATCGCAGGCCGCGAGCGAGGTGCACCGCGGAGTCGAGGCGGCGAAAGCAACTGCCGACGGGAACAAGCTCTCGACCGAGATCCGGAAGCAGGCGCTCTGGCCCGCGGTCGGCTTCAACATCGCTGCGGTCGAGCTCGCCGTAGTCCCGTGGCCGAAGTGGAACACCGAGCCGCCGGAAGACGACCAGGCGAACGCTAAGGCCACCGAATCCCTAAGCGTGGCCGTGAAGAACTTCGCAGACGCCGGCTACGACGTTGATAACCTCGACGAGATCGAGGAACGATACAATGTGAAGCTGGTCAAGCGTGAGCCGGCTCCGGTCACTCCGGTGGCGCCGGCTACTGCGCCGTACGCCAAGCAGCGGACCGGCGCGAGCCTGGTCGCACGGCTCCGTGCCGAAGCGAAAACCGGAGAGCAGTCGGGGCAGGACTATGCTGATGCGCTCGTGGCATCCGGAGTCCAACACTCATCCAGCATCGTCAACGGGACGCTGGCCACAATCATCGCCGAGCTGGATCAGGCGTCGAGCTACGAGGATCTACGGCAGCGCCTACGAGAGCGCTACAAGGCTCTCGACCCGGCAGAGCTGATCGATCTAACGGAGGCCGCGATGGTCTTGGGGGAGCTCGCCGGCAGACACGCGGTCGATCAAGATGCCTGATGGTGGCGGCTGGGATGTCACTCCCGATCTGAAGCAGTTCAATTCGGCTTTCGCGTGGTTTGAAAAGCGCGTGGTGCTGTCGGCTGACGACGCGCTTGCCCTTTCTGACCGCGCGCGAAACGGAGCGTTTTGGATCGGAGCTGGTGTCCAGCTGAACCAGATCCAGTCAGTGTTTGACAAGCTTGCTGTTGCAATCGCGACCGGCGAGTCCTTCGAGTCTTTCCGCATGCGAGTGCGGGGTGAGCTAACATCGCAGCACGCGGAGACGGTCTTTCGAAACGCGACACAGCGCGCACTGAATGCCGGCCGCTACGAGGAGATGCACAAGCCGGCGCAGCTGGCGCGCAGGCCTTACGGCTTGTTCTGGGGCATTCGCGACTCCAAACAGTCGCCTATCTGCCGGTTTTGCCACGGGACCCTGCTCCCGCTTGGCGATGCCTGGTGGGAAACGCACCAGCCGCCACTGCATCACCGCTGCCGCAGTACGATCCGGAACATCACTCGGTCGGAGGCAAAGCGCCGCGGCATCACGGATAAGCCTCCGAAGTTCAAGGTTCGCGATGGCTTCGGTCTGCCGCTAACGGAGATCTGGAAGCCAGACTCCAAGAAGTATGACAAGGAGCTCTTCACTGAACTCAAGCGCAAAGAGAAGGTAGCGGCCAAACGCCCGCCGAAGTTCGTCCCGAAGCCGGTGCCGAATTCGCTTCTGCGCGAACGAGCGAACGAACTAGCAGCGGCTCTCGAGTCACGCGACGATACCAAGGCTCGGAGCATGATCCGGGAAGCGATCATCGAGCAGTTTCCGGGTGCGGTTTCGAAAGACATTGCCAGAGGGCTACCGGGCCGCGGAGCATACGAAGTCACTTCCCAGGCCAAGGACATCAATGGGACGCATGGTTGGGATGGCACGATTTCGGTTAGCCAGGAGACGATCGATCTAGCAGCTCGGGCTCTGCGCTTGATTGCAAAGGGCGATCTCGACACTGCCGACGGTTTTGAGAGCTGGCGCAGCGGCGAGTTCCGAAGCGACTATCTAAGGAGAGTCGAAGCACTGCGTGCATCAGAGGCGTTGCGAACGCTGACCCACGAAGAGATTCATGGGTTCAGTCGCATGATCGGCAGGACGTACCGGGGTGCCGACGCTGTGCTGGAGGAGATCGGTACCGAGCTCTCAGCGCGCTATGTCGTGTCCCGGATGACGCCAGCGGCGACCCGTTTTCTAGGAAACCTTGAGGGAGCAGCCTACGAAACGTACATCGAATCAGCTCAAGAGATCGTCGCACGTCACACCGGCGTGCCGAACGACCTACACAAGGCGACGCGCGAAGTTCGAGAGCAAATAGTGCAAGCGCACGCGAAATCGGTCATGGGTGAAGGGCAAAACTTCTCCAGCAAGCACGAGCAATTGGGCGCGCTGGCAGACGGACTCGGACTCACAGCAAAGCAACGGGCTGCTGTTGTGGTAGATTTCGAGAAGCTCAAAGCAACCCATCTGCCAGAGTTCTTCCGTGACTGAACGCGCCCCACTGTACCTCGGTGAGCCAGACTTCGATGACGTCGAGTCCGCGGCGATCCTTTGGAATCAGTACCGGGCGGACGGCGAAGTCTCGCGGGAGACCTTCCAGATGTTTTCGATGATGTGCTCGAGCTTCCGCGCGGTCAGCGATCGCGCCGACGAATTGCTCAAGCAATCGGGCGCCGCGTAATACCCCGCGTCGCCCAGCGAACCATACCCTGCCTCCAAGTCGGAGAGCGGGGCAGATCTGTTTCCAAAACGAGGGACGACCAATATGGCCAACGAAGACAAGACCGTCGCGACCCAGAGCAAGCCCGACACCGACAAGGGGCCGAAGCCCGTCGATGCGAACGCAGTGAACGCCGCGACCAAGCTCGCTCGTCAAGAAGAGCTTACCAAGCAGTGGGGGCTCGACGGCAAAACGACGAACCTCACCCGCGACAGCATCATCGGCACCACTCGCGCCAAGTTGATCGAGGCTGGTAAGTCGGAAGAGGAAGCAACGAAGCTCGCGGTCAAGCGCGGCTTTGAGATGATCCCGGAGTGAGCGATGGGCGGGAGAAACAACGTCCCGCCGCCAGACTCAGCTCTGGCGCCGAACGTCCCGCCAGGTCGCGAGTTTTGGAACAACTGGCAGGGCGATGACGCTGACGAACCTGGCCCGCTGCCGGTGCGTCCAGCGATCGTCGACCTTTCCAAGCCGAACCTCACACGACTCGGACTCGCCGATCAGCTGTACGTCGCGAACCTGAACGCCGGGCAGGACGCCGTGACCGCTCGAGCCAACGCCGATGCGCGCGCACTTCAGATGATCCCATGAACGACCCAGAGTTAGAAACCGAGCACCCATCCGGTCCTTTGCTGGACAAGAAGGCGGTCTTACCGAGCTTCACGCCGATGGACCTGCAGTTCATCCTGCGACAGGACGCGGACTTCCATATCTGCCGCCAGTCGCGCGGGCGCATCTGCCCCGTGTGCGAGCTGCACGCACGGTACTGCGGGCACACCCGAGACGAGATGATCGCGAAGCTGTTGCCGCGTCGAACTCACCCGATCCTCACCTAGCGCGCCCCAAGCAAAACGCACATGCCTCACACCAAACACACGCCGTTCGCGGCGCGGGCGCCCCGGTCCGTTCTTTTTGCGAAAGCCGACCCAGCTTCGGAGCGTAGCTGGACCGTCGCGCTGCGCGAGAAGTCCGCTGACGAACTCGAGCTCGCCGTTTACGACGTGATCGGTGGCGGCTTCTTCGCCGATGGCGTGATGGCCAAAGACATCCTGGCCAAACTTCAAACCGCGCCGCGTGCGAAACGCATCGTGGTGCGCGTGAACAGCATCGGCGGAGTGGTCGATGAAGCCAAAGCGATGGCGAATTTGCTGCTCGAGCGAGCGGCAAACGGCGCGGAGATCGTTGGCAAGGTAGACAGCATCGCAGCGTCAGCAGCGTCGTATTTGCTCACCGCGGCGACTCGGGTCGAGATGCCCGCCAACTCGTTTCAGATGCTGCACGGCGTCCGCTCGGTAGTGCGCGGGACAGCCGCAGATCTCGAAGAGACAGCCAAGCTGTTTCGACGAACCAACGAACAGCTCGCCGAAGCGTATGCCGCTGCAGGCGCTCGGCGCGGCAAAACCAAAACCAAAGACGACTACCTCGCTCTCTTCGAGTCTGGCGATACGTACCTCACGGCAGATGAAGCCATCGAGTACGGCCTGGCCGATACGAAGATCGAGCACGTGAAGATGGTCGCATGCCTTGCGGACATCGAGTCGCTCTCAGGAGCGCCGGAGGATGTGCGCTCTGCGCTCGTGTTGCTGAACCGCGCCACGCCGGCGCCGCAGCCCGAACCCCCAAAGCCTTCTGCGGGGCCCGATGCCCGGCAGCTGAACCAACTCCCGGCCATCGGGAACGGAGATCCACAGATGAAGATGATCAGTCTGGTCGCGATTGCGGCTGTGCTCGGTTTGACCGCCGAGCAGACCGAAAAGGCAGAGGAAAAAGACATCCTCGAGGCCGCGGGCAAACTCAAACTGCGCGCCGAAACTCCCGCTCCAGCAGCGGTAAGCGTCAGCGGCGTGAACCTAGTCGGAGTCGCAACCGAGGCGGAAGCCACGGCCAAGATCCAGGACTTCCAGCGGACGATTCTGCAGCTGCTCGGGACAACCCAAAAGGCGACTCCCGCAGAAGCGATTTCGACGGTGCTCGATTGGAAGTCGGGCGCGGAACAAACCGTCGGCCTCACCAAGAAAGTTGGCGAGCTGACCGAAGAATCGCGTGTAGCCAAGCGCGACGGCGCGATCGAGAAGATGAGCCGAGAGGGCATTCTGCCGCCCGCTCGCCACGAGTGGGCGCGCACGCAGTTCGCGACGGCCGATGCCGTTGAGAGTTTCTGCGCCGGCATGCCGCAAGGATTCTTCAACTCGATCAAGACGCCCGATGGCGAAGCCGTCGCCGCGCTCACCGAAGACGAAAAGCGGATCTGCCAGGTCTTGGGCATGTCCGAAGAGAAATACATCGAGGAGAAGAAACTCCTCCGAAAGGCAGGTTGATCCATGACTGCGCTAGCAGCCGATACGGATATCCTGGAGCGCGCGTCCCCGACGTCTCAGCTGTTCGCTGAGGTCGGCACCGACTCCACTCAGTACTACAAGGGCGGCATCGTTTGCATCAGCACCGCGACCGGCAAGGTCGTGAAGGGCTCGACTGCGGCGACGCTGATTGCCATCGGTCGCTGCGAGGAAAACGTGCTCACCGGCACGTCCAATACTCGCAAGATCAAAGCTAGGACCGGCACGTTCAAATACGCGAACAGCTCCGCCGCCGATCTGATCGCTGCCGATGACATCGGCGCCCCTTGCTACATCGTCGACGATCAAACCGTCGCGCTGACCAGCAACTCCAGCGCACGCAGCCGCGCCGGCATCGTCGAGGGCGTCGACAGCGACGGCGGCGTTTGGGTGCGCTTCACCCTGCCGAACTCCATCAGCTGATCGCTGAAGAAGAACCAAAAGAGAAATACCAATGTTGGTCACCAAAGCAGCGATTCAGCAACTGCAGGTCGGCTTCAGCTCGCTCTATCGAGAAGGCTGGAATATCACGACCCCGAAGCTCGCAGCCCTTGCTACCAAGGTCCCGAGCACGACCCGCACCAACACCTACGGGTGGATGGGGCGACTCCTGAAGATGCGCAAGTGGGACGGCCCGCGCGTGATTCAGAATCTCAACACCTTCGCGTACCAGCTCGAAAACGAGCCTTACGAACTGACGGTCGGTGTCGATCGCGACGACATCGAAGACGACCAACTCGGCGTTTACAACCCGCTCTTCGAGGAGCTGGGGCGCAACGGCGTGAAGTGGCCGGACCAGGTTCTGAAAACCGCGCTGCAAGCTGGCACCACGAACCTCGGGTTCGATGGAGTGGCGATGTTCTCGACTGCTCACACGCTGAACCCGGCGGGCAATCAGTCGAACAACTTCACCACGACGGCGTTGACCGGCACGAACTTCTCGACGGTGCGCGCCGCGATGGCGTCGTACACGGGCGAGGACGGCGAGCCGCTCGGCGTGAATGGCAACGTCTTGATCGTCCCGCCGGCGCTCGAGGACACCGCAAACACCATCGTCACCGCGGAATACGGCACGTCGGGCTCGACCAACGTGCAGCGTGGGCAAGCGACCGTGGTCGTAGTCCCCGAGCTCGCGAATCAGCCGACGACCTGGTACCTCGCGGACAACAACAACGCGATCAAGGGCCTCGTTTGGCAGCTCCGCAAGGCGCCGCAATTCGTGTCCAAGACGGAGCTCACGGACGACAACGTGTTCTTCCAGAAGCAGTTCATCTGGGGGATCGACGCGCGCGGCGTCGCCGGTTACGGCCCCTGGTTCCTGCTGGCTCGCGCGATCGCCTGATCGCTCGCGGACGATTGTTTGAGAGAGACCGGGTGCGCAGCCGCAGGCGGCACCCGGACCGTAGCGAGATAGAGCAGTGGTAGCTCGCCTGGCTCATAACCAGGAGGCCGCTGGTTCAACTCCAGCTCTCGCTTCCTAAGCGTGTCCGACAATGACCGACGCACTCCAACTCTCCCTGCACGCTCTGGCAACAGAGGCCGCGGGTGGCACGAGTGCGTCGGTGGACATCGGAGGGCAGCGCTCCTGCCTGCGACTCGACTTGATCGTTGAGAGTATGACAGCGACTAGCCTTTCCGGCTTCGTCGAGCATGCGCCCTCCGCCGCTGGCCCCTGGCTGAAGCTGGGCGATCTCCCAACTGTGACCGCCGCGGTCACCAGGGAGACCATGCTGCTTTATGCCAAGCGGTTCGTTCGGCTCAGCTGGTCAATGGTCGGCGCCGATGCGAAGTTCAGCGTCACTGGTGAAGCCCACACCCTGTTCGCCACGCCGAAAGACGTCGCCGACAACGCGCTGCCCGAGAAGGCCAGTGAGAGTCTGCCGGCGGGGCCGCTCGCCAAGGCCTGTCTGGCCGCGACCGATGAGGCCGCGACCTACCTGAACAGCGCCTACCCGGACTCACCGATCCAGACCTGGGGCTCAGCGCTCACGATGCACGTCGCCAAGATGGCGCGGTATCACATCATGGATCGGCGCGGCTACCAGCCGGGCGGCCCCGACGAGCTGATCGCCAAAGGATACGACGACGCGATCAAGTGGCTGACGATGGTCTCGCTCGGCAAAATCCGACCGCCGGCGATCGCGGACCAGACTCCGACTCGCAACAAGAACTCGGCGCGCGTGACCTCACGCTCGTCAAATCGCGGCTGGTGACCCATGCCCACCATCCCCCTCAGCTTCCGCGCGTCGCTGACGGGTGACATCGCCGCACTCGACCGCATCAGCGCCAAGATCGAAAACGCCTTCGGGCGCCGCGGCCTGGCTCAGCTCTCGGGCGCCCTCGGCAGAGAGGGCATCGTCCAGATCCGCGACGGCTTCCGCGAGGAGCGGGACCCGTACGGCGACCCCTGGGCTCCGAAGGTCTTCCCCGACGGCAACAAGATTCTACGAAAGAGCGGCGGCCTCTACGACAGCTGGTACGTGAGCCAGGCGGACGCCAGCGGCTACCGGATCCAATCGTCAAAGAACTACGCCAAATTCCAATTCGGCACCGGCATCTATGGGCCGCGCGGTCAGAAGATCCGGCCGAAGACGGCGCGCGCACTCCGCATCCCGGGCGCTGCGGTCCAAGGCGTCGGCGGTCGTTTCAAGAGCGGCGCCATGTACTTCCGATCGGTGAACGGCGCTCGAGCTCGCTTGATGCTCCCAGAGGGCAACGTCCGCTCACAGATTTGGGACCGCGCTTTCGTGGCCTGCGCCAAGAAGTTTTACGCAGAGAAGATGGCTCGCAGTAAATGACGTTCGTCCCTGAGCAAATCGTCAAAGAGATCCACGCGGAGTATTCCGCGCTCACCAAGACGAACATCTGCGCCGAGTTCGGCAACCTCGCCAAGGCGAAGCACGCTGACACGCCGCGGATCGTCTGGACGCTCACCGGCGGGCAGTTCGGGGCGAGCACCAAGATCGGCGGACCTGACGGCGTGATGGTTCAGGCGCTCGCGAGCTTCTGGGTGTGGCTCTGGTTCGACGAACTCGAGCAGTGCTGGGACGCGATGAGCAACCTGCTCGCCGCGATCCGCCGCACCGTCTACGGCCCGAACATGGGCCTGCTCAAGTTCGATTGTCCGACCGAGATCGAGGGTCGGCACTTGGACAAAGGCGAGGTCATCGTCCTGACCTTGACGCTCTCTGTTCCGATCCGCACCGACGGCACCGTCCCCGCTCAAGAGGTCGAGCTGCAGACGCACGAGTCGACCGTCACGCTCGAGTCGGACATCAACGCTCCGCCAGGCGACGATCACGAGCTTTTCGAAACGGTGCTCGTCACCGGCCCAATTCCCTAAGGGAGCCTCAAACCAACATGCCGAAAGACACTCCCAATCGGGGGAATGCGGACGTGCGCGAAGAGCTGCCGCCCGATCCCGCCGCCGTGATCATGCCGGCGACGCCGCTCGTCACCGAGCTGCCGCCCGCGCTGACGACGACTCCACCTGCGGCGGAGCCGACCCCTGCGAAACCGCCGGTCGTCGAGCTCAAGTCGCCCGCCGATCACGCCCGCGCGCTCAAGGGCGTGAAGACCGTGAAGCGCGCGGCCCGCGTCAACGGCGAACCCGAGGAGTTCGAGCTTTATCATTGGCAGCACGCTGCCGCCGAGGCGCTCCACGGCTGGAAGCAGCACGAGCACCACGAGGCGAAGCCGATCCTGCTGAGCTTCGACGACTACAAGTCTGCGCTGCTCGCTGCGTCGGCACCGGTCACTCGTCGGCTCGATCCCAAGACGGGCGAACCGATGAAGGACGGCGACAAGTTGCTCGATCCCGTCAACTCGCACGAGGCCGCCGAGAAGGGCTGGCCCGTCGTCACCGATTATGAGCCGCACGCGCCGGCTCTCTCTCAGCACAAGGACAAGATCTAGGCGACTGACTTCCACTGCTTGCGATTGATCACGCAAGAGATCGAGGCCTGGTTAGAGTTGAAACGTTTGGCGAGTTCGCGCTGGGTGATGCCTCCGGCCGCGTACAGTGCCCGGATTTCACGAACGTGAGCTTCAGTTAGCTTCGCTCGACCATGGCGCTCGCCGCGCGGCCGCAGCTCTGGTTTGCGACGCGATACGTGGCCATCCCCTCGGGGAGGATTACAGAGCGAGCCGTGCTGCGCCCCATGTGAGTGTCGCCCCTTGGCGATCATGTCGTGAACATTCACGGTGTTCGTCCCGAGGAACAGGTGTTCGGCGCGAACGCAGAGCATGTTGTCGCACTTGTGAAGGACATGCATGCGATCGGGGATCGCTCCATTAGCGAGAAGCCACGCGAATCGGTGAGCGCTCGTCGTCTTCTGGTTCAGGCCACGGAAAGAGCCGTAGCCCTTTCCGACTTTCCCGCCGGTCCAAAGCCAACACGGCCCTAGCTCGGGACGGTGCTCCGGGATTGGCCCCGACCGATTGACCAGCTTCCAAAACAACCGGCCCTTTCTCACCAACACAACACTCGTGTCCTTCAGATCGACCATTGATTGGTTGATGTAAGGCATCGGGACGACATCGCAAGAGGTCCATTTGTACCCTGCATCACAAACGATCAATGTTCGCGACGGCGGCATCGGCCTCCCGTCAAACGGCGCAGTGTACCCGCTGGTGATCGGCCCGTGTGCCGGTGGCGCCGCGAGCACCCTCTACTTCTCGACCAATCAAAACAGCCTGCGTGACCTGCTTCTGCAGGGCCCCGCGCTCGAGCTCGCGCTGCCGATGATCCGGGAGCGTGGCGGCGTGCTGGTGCTGAAGACGCCGGCGTCCACCGCGGGCGCCGCTGGCGCTGTCACCAAAACGGCGGCGAGCACGAGCACCGGAACGATCACCGTCGCCGGCGCCGCGTACGACGCCTACCAGACGAAGATCCGAATCAAGTCGACGGGCGCGCTCGGCGTTGCTCGATTCGACTTCGCTCATGACCAGTTGAGCGCCGATCCTAGCTGGTCGGAAGAGATCACGGTCCCCTCAGGCGGAACCTACACCGACACGAAGACGAACCTGACGTTCACCTTCGTCCCTGGCGGCGGCCCGATTCTGTTCGAGAACGGCGACTCCCACACCTTCGCCTGCACGGCTCCGCAGTACACGACCTCGGATCTGGCCACCGCGATCACGGCGCTGCTCCTGGTGCTCGGCACCTACGTGATCGAGGACGTCTACTTCACGGGCCGGTCCGTCTCGGCTTCGGCCGGCGCAACGATGGCCGCAGCGATCGCCACTCACATGTCGAGCTTGGAGGCTCGTCGACGCTGGGCGCGCTGCATGACGGACGTCGGGGCTGACACCAGCGCCAACGTGATCACGTCGTTCGCGTCATTCGCCAATTCGCGCGTCGCGGTCGCGTACGGTCAGTGCGACGTGCCGACCATGAATCCGCACGCGGGCTGGGGCACCCCTCGCCAGTCGGCGGCGTTTGCGCTGGCCGAGCGAGCAGCGGGCGCAGACCTGTCCGAGAACCTGGGGCGCACCGATTCCGGTCTGCTGCGGGTTTCGTTCATCGTCAACGACGAGGGCCAGAATCAGCAGTTCATCGAGTCGCACAAGATCAACACGCTCCGCACGTACGACGGGCAGAACGGGTTCTTCTCGACGAACGGCTACCTCAAGAGCCCTAGCGGTTCCGACTTCCTCTACTGGGACTGGGGCCGCGTCATCGATCGGCTGTGCCGCGTCGTCTACAACGCGCAGCAGCGTTGGATGCTGCGCAAGGTGCGCACGCTGTTCGACGGAACCGGCGCGATCGATCCGCGCGATGCCGTGCGCATCGAGGCGATGGTCCGCAGCGATCTGAAGGACGAGATCCTCGACGCGATCACCGTCGAAGGGTTTGCCGGCCATGTCTCGGCGCTCGAGTACGTCGTCGACCTCACGAACAACGTGCTCAAGACGCGCCAGCTCAAGAGCACGCTCCGCGCCGTTCCCCTACCGCCGATCGAAGGTTTCACCACCGACATCGGCTTCACCACGAGCTTGGCGGCCTAATGCCTACAGCACTCGTCAACCAAGTCCCGTATGACTTTCAGTCGGTCGAGACCGAGTTCATTGCCGATGGCACGAGCTTCGGGATCATCGAAGGACTCGACAAGTTCGACTACAAGGCCACGATCAACCGGACCGAGTTCTACGGAAGATCGCGTCTGCCGCTGGTGGTGAGCGAGGGCGACGCCAAGTTCGAGGCGTCGATCGACATTCACCGCTACTGGTTCAACGTGGTGATTGCGAAATCCAAAGAGCTCAGCATCGGCCTGGCGGATCTGAAAATGATCCTGGCCTTCAGCTACTTCGCGAAAGACACGGAGCTTGTCACCGACACGCTGGTCGGAGTCCGTGTGAACGAGATTGCCAATTCCGGGCAACACGGACCCGATCACCAGATGGTGTCTATCCCGCTGCGCGTAGGGAACATCTACTTCGCCGGCATCGACGTGTTCGGCAACAGACTCTAGCGGCTCGACCGCTGATACGCGCTCACGGAGAGCGCGCGCTACCTGAGGGAGACAGAAGTGAGCGAACAAGATCAAGGCATCGATCCGTCCAAAGTTGCGACCGGCGACGAGCCTCTGAGCGAAGAGGAGAAGCTGCTCGCCGACAATGCTGTCGTCATCGCAGAGATGCGCGCGAAGTACGACGAGATCGTGATCCTCCAGCCGCCCAAAGGCTTCACCGGCGTCATCATCCTGGCGCCGCCGGACAATCCGAAGATCTTCCAGACGTTCGCGAACAACGTGAACAAGCCGAGTTGCGACGTCGCTGTGGAAACACAGACGTTCGCAACCGCATGCGTGGTCCACCCCGACCGGCCTGCGATCAAGGCGATGTTTGCGAAGCGCGCGGCGTTGGCTTTCACCATTGCGAAGCATGGCCAGGAGCTCTGCGGCTCTGAAGCCAAGGAACTGGGAAAAGCCTAAAAGAAGCGCGCGCCGACCACTTGCTGGGCGGTCGCGCGCTTCTTGCATTTTGGGGCAGCTACGATCGCGACGCCAACGGCGACGCCACGCGAGAAGCGCTGCTCGGCGCGATCATGGTGGCAGAGGCACAAGGCGCGCAGATCCAGCTGCTCGAAGTGTTCGTGAAGTTCGTTCAAGCGCTGTCGAAGTAACCGATCATGAGCGAAGGCGTCGAGTTCGTTGTCCGGCTGGTGAATCAAGCCACCGGCCCAGCGGGCCAAATCAAGAAGTCGGTTCAGGACGTGACCAAAGCGGTCACGGACGCGAAGCGTCAGCTCGAAGCACCGACGCCCCGCCGGAGTCCGCTGTCTGATTGGGAAAAGATGGTCAGTCGGGCGAAGTTGAGCCAGCGCGCCGACTTCGCCCGATCGCTGAAACCTTCGGTTCCGAAGGTCCCGAAAGAAGACAAGAGCGGGTTTCTCGCAACGCTTGGCGGCGTCGTATCCGGCAACGCGATTACCGGCGCGCTACACGCGGTTGCGGACGCGGCCGTCAGTGCAGTCGCCGAAGTCGTCAAGCTGGGGGTCGCATTCGTCGAGACCGCCCTTCACGCTGCAGCATTCTCCGAGAGCTCGGTCATGGCGATCGGGTACCTCACGGACAACGCAGCGCATGCGGGGACCGTCTTCAACGACGTGCGCAAGCTCGCGCAGAATCTCGGGCTCGAGGTCGAGAGCACGGTCGAAGGCTTCCAAAAGCTACTCGCCGCTCAGTTCACTGTAGGCCAGGCGAAGGGCCTGGTGAAGATGAGCGCCGACATGCGTGCGATCGGTGCGAGCGCCGAAGAGGTGAAGCGCATCATCTATGCGATGACCGAGATCAAGAGCATCGGCACACTGCAGAAGCGCCAAGAGCGCATGCTCCAAATGGCTGGCATCTCGGGCGAGCTCATCGACAAGGCGCTGATGGCTCGCACAGGAATCAAGACGAAGGGCGGAATCGACCTCGCGCGCAAAAAGAACCTGATCGACGCCGACACCGCGATCGAAGCCATCAAAGACGCGGTGATGCACAAGACGCACGAGGGGAACCTTGGTGAGGTGGCTGCCAATCGCGCAAAGAGCACGCTGACGGGCATGCTCGATTCCCTGAAAGCTGGCGTCGAGAACTTCTGGATCGACGTCGGCGAGAAGATGCAGCCCGGAGCGACGCGCATCGCGAAGTTGATCTCGGGAACGCTTGGCAAGCTGGCTGACGATCCCAAGATCACCGGCCTTGGCGACTTCATGCTCGCGAAGTGGGAGAAGTTTTCGAACTTCCTGCAAGCCAACTGGCCGCAGATCGAGTCGGTGCTGGTCGGGGGGCTACACGCGGTCGCCGACAGCATCACGTTCGTGGCTGGCGTCGTCGAAAACTCCCAGGGCACGCTCAAGGTGTTCGGAGCCCTGCTCTTGGGCGCTGCTGGCATTGCGGCCGTGTTGGCGATCGCACTCATTGCGATCGCTAGTGTGGCAGCACTCGCGGCCGCCGGCGTGATGCTGGTCGGGGCAGCCATTGGTTTCGGGCTTGCGTTCGTCACCGACACCGCGGTCAAGTGGTACAACGCCGGCAAGGGGCTGATCGATGCCCTGATCAAGGGGATCCTCGCGGGCTTGGGACCACTCGGCAACGCGATCAGCGGCGTCGCGGCCGTGCTTGCGCTCGTCACGCCGTCTGCGCCAAAGCCGCTACCGCCGCCCACGAACCCTGTCGCGGCGCTCGGCCCCGTTGGCACTGCCGCCAAGCCGCTGCAACTGCAGGCGGACCCCGAGGTACTGCTCAGCAATCTCGCGACAGGCAACATCAACGGCGTCAACATCGACAATGTGTTCCGGAAGGTTCCGGACAAGACCGAGGCCGGCAAACCCGCGGCGACTCACTCCGTCAACGTCGGCGAGATTATCCTGCACGTCACGTCCGCCGCGGGTGACGATCCGAACGCCATGGGCGCGAAGATCGGCGCCCAGATCCGAGCCGAGCTGCAGAAGATGCTCAAGGGATGACCGTTGGCAGACTCATTCGGCAACTGGATCGACGATGCCCAATGGGACACCGTTCAGCTCGGCGGCGTGTTCCTGCCGGGCGTCGTCACGGTCGATGACTTCGAGTACGGGCAAGACATCGACGTCCAAAAGCGGCGCAAGAAGGAAAAAGCGCGCCTCCGCGACAACGGCATGGCGCCGTGCGGGTTCTACATTATCTGCGAGCTCACCGCGGCGGACTGGCCGAAGTGGGTCGAGATCTTGCCGAGCATTCAGCCGCGGCGCACCGGGGCGATCCGGCAGCCGCTCAAGATCGTCGCACCGATCCCGAACATCTCCGGCGTCGAGGACGTGTACGTCCATCGGATCAAGTATGACTCGCCGAGCGCCCGCAAGGGCATGACGGTACGAATCAAGGTCGCCGAGTGGTTCGAGGAAGAGAAAGAAACGAAGACGATCAAGCAAGTCGGAACGCGCAACCACCGTCTCGATCCGAACGACAAGGACGACAAGAGCCCGGCTGGTGATGGCCAGGTCCGCAACACCGACAACATGCTCGACAACTCGTTCATCCTGAACCCATGACCG